GCCGATCTTGGCGGAGTTGCCGCTGCTGCCGATCTTGGCGGAGTCGCCGCTGCTGCCGATCTGGGCGCAGTTGCCGCTGCTGCCGATCTGGGCGGAGTAGCCGCTGCTGCCGATCTTGGCGGAGTTGCCGCTGCTGCCGATCTTGGCGGAGTCGCCGCTGCTGACGATCTGGGCGTAGTAGCCGCTGCTGACGGTAGAATTTGGCGCGTTTACAATTGTTTCTTCCTTGAGATAATCAATGCAAGCTTTGACAAATCCGGGCAAGCCGAGCTTTACGCCAATGTGAAGCTTTTTCGTGGCGAATTTCCCGTTATCACCCGATACGGGCTCTTCCAAAGATTTAACTGCTGCAAAGTCGCTGACTTTCCCGCTATCATTTACAAGCGGGTAAAAATTAAGCACCTCAAAAGGATTAACGCAATAATGCATCATACCTTTTTCACAAATCTCGCCGCCCTCTTCTTCATAGTCTGTGTTTTCCTGATACTGTTTCCCTTTGCAGATCATGCCGGGTTCAAAGGCTTTGTAGCCGTTCAAATTATCCATTGTTTTCCTCCATATAAACATAAGCGGTTTGGACGCCAAACTCCCGTGCGGCTTGATGGTCGTCAAAGAACACGTCGATGCGGTTTTCCTTGATCGCGCCGCCGCAATCCTCGGCGGTGTATGTATGGCTCGTGCCGTCGGCAAAGTAGATCGTGACGGTGGAGCCGTAAGGGATCACGCGAGGGTCAACCGCAATCGTTCGCCCCTCGGTGGCGGTCGTGCCGGTCGAGGTGATGCCGTCCGTCTTGCCGCAGCACTTCGCGCACGGGCAATAGGCGGTCAACCGGAACTCCCCGAGCGGTTCGCCGATGTCGAGCGCCGCGCTCCCCTCTGCTGGCGTGTCCTCGCCGGGGAGCCTATCCACGACAACCGGCGGCTCGCCCTTGTACGGCTGCCCGGTGGTTTTAACCGTCAGCGCCGCAAAGAGGAACAGCAGCACCGCGAGGAACAGGCAGACGGCGGCGATGCGCACCGAAGCGTCGGCCCTGCGCTGCTCGCGGGTGCGTCTGTCGCGCCTCATGCCCTGCCCTCCAGCTTGTCCAGCGCCCGCATAAACCAATGCGTCACGGTGCCGATGCCGATAAAGATAAACAGCGTGCTCATGCCTTTTCTCCCTTCTTCTCGTTCGGCACAAGTCCGACGAACTCAAGGCCGCGACCGCGCGCGTAAATCTCGCCCATGATCGTCCCCAGCTTTACGGGGTCAGGCGGCGTGACCCAAATGATTTTGTACTCTGGCTTTTTTCTCATTGCCTTTTCCTTTCTTCCGTGCTACAATAAGCACGGACACAATATCTGTGCTTAGATTTGTTCCGTCGCCCTGTTCGGCCTGCTACGCTGAACAGGGCTTTTCTTATGCCATTTCATTCAATCGGCTCCAAGTCAAAAATGCTGTCGGGGTAAAAGCTCCAACTCCCAAATCGGGATTTGCTGCACTGTGCGTCATAAAGCCACTCATTCAGCTCGATTTTCTTGGAAGTCAGCGCCGCATCTTCCACGGCGTTTTTCGCTTCGTGCATTTCAATGTATGCCTTCTGGCGGTTAAAGTTATTGATGGACTGTGGCGTTTCGAGCACGCCCACAAGGATAACCACTCCCGCCGTGACTACGGCAATGATAGAGATTGCTTCTACTACAAGCTGGCACAAAGAGAAATCTTTCTTTCCCCAAAGCCAATGTGAAACGCAGATGCCAATGATGCCGAAAACAATCACGATAATCCAGTTCATGCTCTCTCCTTCCTCCTTTACTTTTCATCGGGCTTCAAAAGCTCGTCCACCGTGCAGCCGTAGAGCGCGGCGACCTCCGGCAGACGGCTTGCACGCGGATGCTGCTGTCCGGTCTCCCACATATAGACCGCTGCGTCGGAGACCTTTAGTTTTTCGATCACCTGCTGGACAGTCAGGCCGGCAGCTAATCGGGCACTGCGAAAACTCATTCGTTCACCTCCAATTTGCTTTTACTTAGTTTTCATTGACTGCGGCGTGGGGATTTTCTATACTCTCATGCAGGAGGATAGAGTGAAAAGGCACGAGGCTCCCCATATTCTCATTGAAAGGAGGGAACCCTTTGCCGAGGAACTCCGTCCGGACAAGTAAGCGCGTTGCTTCCAAAGCGTCAAAAACTTTAAGCAACCGCAAGGCAAGCAAGAACACAAAAACTCTTGCCGCGTCCGCCTTGTCCAACCGCCGGTCAAAGTGACCGGTGAGCCGCCCCGATGTTACCGCATCGGGGCGGTCTCTTTTCCCCTCGCCGCAGCCAAAAAAACTTAGCGAAAGAGTAAGAAAAACTAAGTTTCCCTTGACAACTTGGCAAACTGTGCTATTATAAAGGTGCCAACGATCATAATATTTTTTCGCAGTCCGCTAAATGTAAGGGGGCTTGGGTTTTTGTTACCCTTTATGTTCCTAATTATAACTAACAAAAACGAATTAGTCAACAATAAGTTAGTTAGTTTTTGTTAGTTCTGCGTGTTGCACAATTTTTCGGAGGGTGTATGCGCACTATTGACAAAATTAACTATTACTTACGAATAATTGGGAAAAATGGCGCCGATTTAAGCCGCGCGCTCGGCCTTTCAAACAGCATTTATAGCCAATGGAACACGGGAAAATCAAAGCCGTCGCCACAAAAACTTCCTGCGATAGCTGAATTTCTCGGCGTTTCTGTTGCGGACATTCTTCCCGATGATGAAGAAGTCTTGCCGAAGGCAAAAAAAGAAAGCGCCCCCGATCCGAAGACCGAGGGCGTAAGTCCTACCGTTCAAGAGCTGTTTGATTTTATCGACACAGCGACCGACAACGAGCTGGATGAGTTGTTGCGCTATGCGCAGTTTTTGATGAGCAAGCGATGAACGATTGGTTGAAGGACGGGTTTGAGACCGGCTATATCAGTGAGGATGATTCCGCAGCTGGACAGCTCAAGAAATTAGAAGAAAAGCGCATCAATGAGCTTCGCCAATATGTTGCCTACCAACAGGCCGAGAATGACCGGAAGGAGAGACAGGCGGTCATTGATCGCCAGAAGCAGAGAAAGCACGACTTTCTCGTTGCCGGTTTCTCCAGCGTCACAAGCGTTTTGCTTACTTTGTTTGTTGAGCATTTTCATAAAGTTCTCTCCTTTGTTCTCTCGATTTTCTCCTGATCTCGCGCGCAGCAAGTAACAATGCGTTTTGCTGAGCATCGCTCATAGTGAGAATTTTTTCTTTCAGCTTTTCTCTAATCATTGTATCACATTTCGCGTAATTACACAACATCTTGCGTCCCTCCGTTTAGATCTAAGGCTATTTTTTGCTCCTCCTCCGCGAGGATGCGCTCAATCAGCGCGAGCATTTCGTCTTTCTGCTTCGGCGTTAGGAGCAGATAAAGCGCCGCCGCCGCTTGCACCTGTGCGTCCATGCTTCGACCTCCTTTTCGGTATTCATACCTATCCCCACAACAGGCGTTTGCTGCACGGCGCTGTGCAACAATTAAGAAATATTATAAAGCGGCGCGCAGCCGCAGGATCACTTTTTATTTTACTATGTGTCGATTATTGCACTTTGTGCAGCCGAAAATATAATAACAGAGGGGAGAAAGTTTATCATGATGTGTCCAAATTGCGGGAGCGAAAATGTAACGATTGAAATCCAGCAGGCTACGACCTACACGAAAAAACACGGAAACGGAATTGGCGGGCATCTGAACAATGCCGCCCGCGGCTTGACTGCGTTTTGCACTCTCGGCATGTCTAATCTTGTTTGGAAAAAGAGCAAGGGGAACGAAAAGACTGTCGTTAAAAACGAAAAGGTTTGCCTCTGCCAAAACTGCGGTTATTCCTGGACTATTAAGTAACTAAAGGCCCCGCCGCCCTCTGCAACAAACGGCGGGGCCTTTTTGCAGCCGGCGAGAAGCGGTCGTCGCTGCTTGTCTTTACCGTAGCCCACTTTGGCTTGGTAATTCAATGCCGAAGCCTTGCAATAAGGCAGCGTTCGACATGGCTCGACAAGACCTCATCTTGCGACTTTGCGGCGCGAAAATCGGAAAAAATTAAGGTGGCGTAAATGAACATTCAAGAAGTGTGTAGAATCCGTAAAGAAGAATTGAAACTGACCTATCAAGACATTTCCGACGCTTCCGGCGTACCGCTGTCCACCGTGCAGAACTTCTTTTCCAAGTTTTCGAAATCTCCGTCCATCTACACCGTCGCGCCGATCTGCAAAGCGCTTGGAATATCGCTTGATGAAGCGTTCGGGATTTCCGAACACTTGACGCCGACCGAGGAAACTTTGCAAGCGCGAAATGATGAGCTGGAACGCCATGTTGACGCAAAGGCCGATACCATTGAGATCATGCGGCGCGGCGTGCGTATCCGAAACGGCGTGATTGCTATAATGTTTGTCATCATTGCTATGCTTGCTGTGTGGTGCGCGTACATTGATTTTCACTGCATAGATTACGGATTTTGGAGGGGGATTCGATGAGAGCGGCATTGTATATCCGCGTCTCGAGCGAGGAGCAGGCGCGGCATGGGCTATCATTACAAGAGCAACGTGACGCGCTGACAAGGTATGCCAAAGCGAATAAAATGACCGTGGTGGGTATATATGAAGACGCGGGCATATCCGCGCGAAAGCCGTATAAAAAGCGCCCCGCTCTTCTGCGGCTACTGGATGATTGCAAGGCAGGGAAGGTAGACACGATCCTTTTTATCAAGTTGGATCGATGGTTTCGCAATGTCGCGGGGTACTACGATGTGCAGACGCGGCTTGACAAATACGGCGTGACATGGCAGGCAACGGAAGAGGACTACGAGACGCGCACCGCGTCGGGCCGCTTAAAGGTCAACATCATGTTGTCTGTCGCGCAGGACGAGGCCGACCGAACAAGCGAGCGGATCAAATTTATCAACGACGGCAAGCGTGCAAAAGGCCAACCGGCAGGATCAAAAGCCCCTTTAGGGTATATCATCAAGGACAGGCAATACCAGATTGATAACGATACGGCAGATGCCGCGCGAGATATGTTTGCGGCGTATATCAAACTGCAAAGCGTGCTTGGCGTAAAGAAGTATATGCTTGAGACGTGGGGCATTGACAGGGCGTATACCAAATATGTAAACTATTTCCGGAACCGGCTTTATATCGGCGAGGTGTATGGCATCGAGAACGCTTGCCCCGCGCTGGTAAGCAAGCAGGATTTTGACATTGTAAATGATGTTCTCCGCAAACGGTCACAGCGTTGCGCAGGAGTTGAGACGGATCGTGTTTATCTGTTCTCCGGCTTGTTGCATTGCAAAGAGTGTGGGAAAACGATGCAGTCGGAAACGGCAAAGCAGATTTATACCTACTACCGATGCCGGACGCGAATGCTTGACAACTCCGCGTGCCAGCATAAAAAAAGAATTCGCGAAGACGCGCTGGAAGATTACTTATTGCATGAGCTTGAGGGGATTGCCGAGCGAAACAATCGCTATTACAAAAAGGCAGAAAAAAAGCCCACGCAAAGCGCGGACGCGATACGAAAGAAAATGAGCAAGCTGAAGACTCTTTATCTGAATGATTTGATCGAGTTAGACGAATACAAGCGGGAGTATGCGAGCTTGAAAAAAGCACTTGAAGCGGTAGAGGAAAAGCCGAAGACAAACCTTGATGCGCTCCGAAATGGGCTTGCTGAATATGACACTTACTCACGGGAAGAGAAAAAGGAGTTCTGGACGCGCTTTATCCGAAGAATTGACGCAGATGACGACGGCGCGTTTTTTGTAACGCCCCGTTAGGCATATTTGCCCTTGGTGTTCCCAAAGGTAAATTTTGCCCAAAAGAATCCCCCGCCTTACGACGGGGGTGTTCTTATTTTTCGAGCTTCCGCATCACGCTGTTGTACACGCGCTCGTTTACGATTTTCAAGCTGTCCATCAGCTCGTCCATGATCTCCCACGCCTTGTCCGGTGAAACATCTGCCACTGCGCGCAAAAAATCGCTGTCGCCGTATGTTTCGACGCTAACCGGCGCGGGCGCCGCGGAGTATGCCATTGGCAAAGCCTTCTCTCTGCTGCCGCTTTGCTGGTCACGGATGGCATACAACACGGCAAGGCGCTCATAGTTTGTCCAGCTTGATTCCTCCGTTTCAAGGCGAGCTATCCAGCGCTTGACCTCATTCTCGTCGACCATAGGGGACGCACCCCCTTTATTCCTCCATCAGGCTTGCGGCGCGACGCAGCGCTTCCTTTACGCGGTCGTCGTCCGTCTCGCGCATCATGTCGTTGATCTGCTCGCGCAGGTGCTCCATGCTGTCGGCGCGGCTATAGTGCCCGCGGACATAATGCGTGCCGCGGCGAGCATAGGAGCTGCCCCTGCCGTAAGTGCCGCGCATATCGGCCTGCCAGTCGCCGCCGCGAGAATAATCACCGTCGCTGGAATAGTCTCCGTCGCGAGAATAACCGTCGTCTTCCATCATCTTGATCTTGTCGATGTTCTTGATGGTGTCGGTCAGCTTGTGCGCGATTTCGAGATCGCCCGCGCCCAGGTCGCCCTTACGCGCCAGCTCGTCGAGTTCGTCGCAAAGCATATTGCGAAGCTCATACATTGCTTTCTTACTCATGCCCATTCTCCTTTCACGCGATTCTCTCAACCGTCAGATTCGAGTTGGCGAAGTTGACGGCCTGAGTGCTGGTGTTTTCCATTGCGACCGTCAGGCAGCAGCCTTTCGGGACGCAGACCTGTGCGGAAACATAAATGTTAAAGTAGTTTTCTACCGCCGCAGGCGTGACGGTAGCTGTTGCGCTGGTCAGCGGCTCTCCGTTGATGGCAAGCGCCGCCGTGATAGCCTCGACCGTGCCTCCGGTGGGAATAGCGATGTTGCCGCCAAAGGAGACCCTAAACAGGGCGCGGTTTTGATTGGTGAGGCCGCGCAGCGTGACAATGCCTGCACCCTGACGATGCACGATACAGGGCTTGCTGTTGACTGCCGTTTCGGTCAGGGGAACGTTCTGGCCTGCGGCTACGCTCACAATATTCGCATTTGTGTACTCTGCCAAAATAATCAGTCCTTTCTAAAGGGGTCGATTTCGACCCGGTTAAAATACAGCGGCGAGGCAATAGCCCCGCCGCGTTGTTGTCAGTATCGGCACGGGGCCGAACATTTTGTTGACGTCAACAAAACATCGCCAACAAAAAGCTATGCTATGCAGTTGTCAGCAGCCGCAGCCCTGATTGCAGCCGCAGCCGCCGTAACCGCTACCCGCCCACGGGTTACAGGTAATGTAGGCAGGCGAAGGGCACGGACGCAGCTGCGAGATCAGATAGTTGTTCTGCGCGGCCTGAGATGCCGCCAGTTTCAGATTCTGATTCTCGGTCTGGAGGTCGGACAGCTTGCTCTGCGTCAGGAAGTCGAGGATGGCGCGGCTGTTCTGGTTGTTCGCGTCAATGATGTCGCGTGTGGCGTTCTGCACGGTGTTGCGCGTGTCGCACGCCTGCGTCGCCATGTCGTAGCGCACCTGGGCGATAGCCGCTCGGTTTTCGCAGCCATTATGTTATCGTAAAAGCTCTTTATCCTTTACTTCTCACGGTTTCCTCGTGAGTTCAGACTATATCTTCACCCTCCGTTACGGTAGGGGTCGGGCACTCGTGTCAGGATTATTGGTTTCCGTCCTCACCTGTTAGTCGTTGAACCTTCCGGGATACTTTTATCGGAATTCTCCCGGCTTGGCTGCTGATTGTCATATTTGCAAATGTACTTTGTGTTTTTTCTTGTCCCGTTCAAATATGGTGTAAGATACCCAGGCTTAAAACCAAGTGCTTTTTCTGCCGCTGCTTTTGATTCGTACCAAATTCCATTTACGATGATCGGCTTTTTGTTTTTCCATCCAGAGTTATGCTTTTCAAATGTCAGCTCTCTTGTCTCATCTTCGTACCGGCATTGAATGCCATCTGGGGCAAATCCCTTTTGCGCCCAATGAAACACAGATGAATTTGAAACATTAAGCATTCGTGCTACATCTATTGCACTCTCGTATCGTTTTCCATCATAAATGATTGCACGGCATCCGCCTCTGTTATATCTCCCCATAGACGGTTGAATTTGTGGTTCGTCTTTGTATCGGCAAAGTTCTCCGTGGGAGTTTATCCCCTTTTGACACCAGCGTTTGATGGTATCGTGCGGAACATCGTATCGCTCCATAGCAGATTTTACAGAAGCGTACTCTTCACCGCCGATAACAACTGGGCGAGACTTAGCCCTTGCCACAGCTTTAGAAACCTTTTTGTCTTTCATCGGATTTTGCGTTTTCATTCTTTGGCGTTGTGTTTCAGACTTCATGACATTTTTGGTGGAATACTCATTCCGTCTTTCTTTGTTCCACCATGAAGTCGTGCCGCCTGCTCCGCCTTCGTAAATATTGCAAACGCACTGGCCGATTGCTTTTAATTCTGCAATTCGTTCATGTTCGTAAGAAAAAGCATCTTTCTCTTTCTCAAATTCTTTTATAATTCTGCTGTCACACTCTTGCCTTTTTATAAAATCATTGAAAAATTTATTATGCTTTCTTACCTTAAACCTTCTGCCAGTTCCTTTCCCAACATAAAAGATTTCATCGGTTTCAATAACAAACCACTCATAAACATAGTACATATAATTTACCTCCGCAATTTCTATAATGATTATACATTATATTTGTGCGAAAGTAAATTGCAAACTTAGATTTTCCAGCAATTCACCCGATTGCCAGCGCGGATTACGCCGCGCAAGTGCCTACTGCTTTATAACTATCAAAGGACAGCAAGGACTTTAAGCCGTCTTTGACCTTTGTAAAGAGTTTCTTTAAGCACTCCTGGTTCTGCATCTGCATGGCGTTGAGCTGCTGCATCAGCGCCGCCTGCTGGTTGCTGCGGGAAAGCTCAGCCTGTGCAAAGCCGTTTGCCATCGCCATGTTGGTGTTGTTGACAAGCTGCGCCTGCTGGTAAAACCCGTCGCAAAGGCCCTGATTTACACTGTCGATCTTGCGCTCGACATTGGCAAAATCAGAGGTCAGCACATAGCCGTCGACCACGCCGCCGCTGTTGCCGTTGTTCCCCCAGCCGCCATTTCCCCAACCAAGAAATGCGAAAAGGAACAAGATAATAATAAACCAGCTGCCTTCTCCGCCCCAGCCGAAGCCGCCGTTGCTGGAATTTACGGGCGCAACAGGCATAGTGGCCTGAACGCCGCCGTCAGAAAGAGACATAGTATCACTCCTTTGAAAAATTTTTATTCATCAAATCGTGGCCACGATGTTGATTTATGTTGATGATTACTGCATCAGGCTTTGAAACTGCTTTGCCATCTGCTGTAGCTGATTGAGTTGCTGCTGGTTGAGTTTACCGCTCTGCAAAAGCTTTTCGACCTCCGCTTTGGGGTCGCCATGAAAATTTGCCTTGAATTGCTGGAACTGCTGCATCATGCGCTGGAACTGGCCTACCGGTCCGGGCATTTGCCCGCCGCCCAGCGCGGCCATGAACGGATTATTCATCGTCCTCGTCCTCCTCGACCTTGCGCTTCTTCTTGCCCTTTAATTCGCCAACAAGCGCCGCCAGAGCGTCAAACTCCTTGCGGGTGACAAATTCCACGCTCTTTTCCTGCGGTGCTGTACGGGGCGTTTCTGCGCGTTCTACGAGGTCATAAATCTTGAGCGTTGGCTTGCCGCTTGCGTCGGACTGCTTGAGGTACACGGTGGGGGCGGTGGAATCCCACAACGCTACGGCAGAGTTTGGCGCGATCAGGTAGCCTCTCGCTTCCTGCTCGCTGCTCACCCATTGCACGCCGCCGGTCGCGACAGGATTTTGCGGCACGGGAGGCGGAGCAGGCTGCATCATCTGCTGCTGCCGCATCTGCATAAGGTTATCCGGCATCGGCTGTGGATAATAAGGGTTTTGATAGTACGGATTAAAAGCCATGTCATTCAGTCTCCTTTACCCAAAAATAAATCACAGTCTCATTGCTGCTATCCCACGAGTCAAAGATCGTCCCGTCCTGCACGCACACCACATGGCCGGACAGGGCTAAAATGTATGTGCCTTCCGGATGCTCGTCCGCAAACTGCCCGACGGTGTAACACAGCGGACAGGTGTCCGGAACGATGTAGCGCCGATAACCGAGAGAGTGCAGATACGCGCCCCAGGTCGCATTGGCCGACGGCATGTCTCCGTCCAAATAGCCTTGTATGGAAAGCGCGAGATAGGTTTCGCCCCAATCTTTCCCGGTCGCTTTGGAGATCGCCCGAACGGTGCAGTCCCCCACGTTCTTTCCATAAGGCGACGGATTATAATAGCTATACATGCAGCAGCTCCGCGAAATAGACATAGGTGCGCAGCTCGTCCGGCTCGGGGAACAGCACCAAAATATCCCTCGCCATCTGCTCGGTGAAGCCCAATGCTAAAAGCCGTTCGTACATACAGCGCACCTCCTTTTCTGCCTTTATGGTACAAGAAAACCCCTTTTCCAAAGTGCCGGAAAAGGGGATGAAAAGTGTACGGCGAAATTCGTCGAACGATTGCGCTTGCAAATTCTGACGGAATATGCTAATTTTTTGTCACGACGTGCTCCATGCGTCATTCATACCCTTCCCATAAAGGAAAAGAGCCTCACCGTTTGGTGAAGCTCTTTTCCTATTCAAAGACTTCCGATGCGATTTTGCGGTACGCCTTTCGGCGATACTTTTTGACCGTATCCGGCGACAGATTCATTTCAAATGCCACCTGTACGCAGGAGCGGCCCCGCACGTCGCACTCGACGAGGCACGCCATTTCGTCGGGTGGAAGCTCAAAAGACCGAATGTATGCCACGGCCCGCCGCGGGGCCATAGAGGATAATTTTGCCCGGATCGCTCGGTGCTGCTTGTCCATGCTGTGCGCCGGGGCTTGCAGAGCGCTCACGCGAGGGGAGGCATGCCTCCCGCCCGTTTTCCTTTCGTTAATTTAGAATTTTTCCGAGGTATGCGTAAACATATTCTCCCCATGCCTTCTGCGTCGCGGAGCCGAATGAACCGTCCACGTCCAGCTCGTACCCGCAGACATTGAGAAATTCCTGCAATTTCTTGACTTCCGCGCCCTTGTCGCCGCGTGTGAGCACGGTCTTGTCCGCGGGGTATTTCGGCACGCCGAAGCCACGAATATACCGCCCGTTGATTTCCAACGTCCGATAGCCGCACTCGTGAGCTTTACCCTTGTTGCCCTCGAACACCGTGAAGCTCTGATCGTCACAGGCGGTCACGATGCCCGTGTGGTTGGGCGCGCCGGTGCAGTCCGTGAGGGCGTAGTCCTTGCGGTCGTTCCAGTAGTAAAACACCTGCTCGCCGATTTGGGGGACGTGCGCATCGTCCTCAATCCATTGGCCGCGCGCTTGATACCAGCGCATTTGCTCGCCGCAGCTGCACTCGATGGGAATGACCTCCGTTAGGCCGCAGAGGATCGCCGCCGCGCTCACCATCGCCGCGCAGTAGTCGTCGGTGTAGGTCAGCTTGTAGCCGCGCGGATGGGGCAGAAAGCTGTTGTAGGCGTCCACGATGCGCTTGTGCACCGCATCGCCGCGCACAGCGCCGACCCAGCCCGTCAGGGTCTCAAGAAACCTCTTCATTTTTCTTCTTTTCGGTCTGCGTGCCGAAGTAGAAGGCGATGATGGTCGTGAAGATCGTCAGAAACTCCGTCCCGCTGATGCTGCCGCGCAGGGCAAGCACCGAGAAAACCGCCGTGAGCACGACAGTTACAATGCTCTTGACCGTGAGCAGATTGGCAATTCGATTTTGCATTTTTGAGCCTCCTTTACTACAAAAACCGCACGGCATAGAACTGCCGCGTCTGTGTGTTGATTTTATTACACGCGCCGTTGATGGCGGCGACGTGCCCGCCGTCGAGCATAACGGCGTATTCCAGCTTGAGCTTGTCCCGACAAAAGGCGTTGACCTGCTGCGCGGTCATGCTGCGGCAGTAGACGCCGTAGAGCAGCCCGCCCTTGTAGCCGAGGACGGTATGGTTGGTTTTGCGCAGCACATCGGAGTAAGCGCCTGTAAAGCCCTCCGCCGCGGGGTTATAGAGGTCAAGCAGGCCAAGCCCGCCGACCGCCCACACGACGCCGCCCAGCGCCGCCGCCGAGGAGACGCGGGCAATGCGCACCGCGCCGCCCGGGATCTTGTAGAGCACGCTCTCGGGGCGTGGGTAGTGGCAGCTCATGCCGCGCACCACCCTTCCGCCGCGCACCAGGATGGAGCAGGGCTGACCCTGCCAGCTAAAGCTCCCCGAGATTGCATTCTTCGGCAACGGCCCGCTCATGTTGACGGGCTCGATGTCCCGCGCGAGGATGCAGGGCTGACCGTACAGCTCGACGTTGAGCGGAAAACAGTCCGCGCCGAGCTTAGCGGCGATGTCGCTCAAGGTCTGGTTGCCGATCCAGCCGTTGTCCAGCGCCCCGACGGAGCGCTGGATGGCCTTTATCATGCGGATTTCCTCCGAGGTAGCGCCCTTGACGTCTCTCATGACATTACCTCCCACTCGTCGATCTCCGACTTAATGCGGTCAATAAAGCTGTTGCCGCCAAGCGCCTTGTAGCCTCGATAAAGGTAGATGAAATCCTCAAGCTCATACTGGCGGATCGTCTGGCTTTCGCGGTGCTTGTAGTAGGTGTGCAGCATATCGTGCCGGAGCTGGCACTTGAGCGCGTCGGTTAGCTTGTCCAGCCCGAGCAGCTTTTTGCGGATGGGCTTGATGAGCATCGCCAGCGCCGCGAGAATGACCGTGATCTCCGAGCAGGTCGATGCAACGGTCGATAGGTTCATAGGCGTACTCTCTCTTTCGTTCAGGATCGGCCGGAGTTGCCTCCCGCCCTGCTCACTTGTTCAGCTCCATGAGTTTTTCCGCGATGTCCTCCGGGATGTGGCACTTCTCCGTCTTGACGCAGTAGCCGTCCTCATCGTAGGTGAGTTTGTACTGCGGCAAGACGTAGATCTCCGTGCCGGCGCGGGAAAGGTCGCGCGCCATAACGGGCTGCACGATGCTGTTCTTGACCCCCGAGTTTTCGCTCAGCCCAGAGGGGATGTCGGTGACCTCGATGGGCTTGCCGTCGGATGCGATACGAGTAGTGATCATAGTTTTGCTCTCCTTTTCTTTGTTCAAAATTTATTTATCATCGGCGTATTTTTCGCCGGTGATCTCCTCATAGTCCTGCGCGCTAAGGATACCCTTTTTCACGGCGCTGCGCACCATGCCGGCTGTCCACAGCCCCTGCGCGTACCATCTTGCGATTTTCTCTTTCATTTCAGCCCTCCAAAAGCGTGTCGGTCATCATGGCCGTGTAGGTGGTCTGCGCCTCAAGGCGGTCGAGTTGAGTCGGGGCAGGCTCGGGCTTTCCGTCGTCCTCGATGGTGTATTCGCCATTGTAAGCTTCGCTTTTGGCGATTTTCTCATTGGCTTCGCTCCATCCAAGGGACACTTCAGAGAACACCTGCTCAATATTCGGCTGTTCTTCCGTGCCGTGGTTGACCTCCGTGCAGAGTTGGTACTTGATGATTTTCATGGCGTTCCCTCCTTAGTCTGTGGTTTTGATGTAACGCATGGTTGCCACGGTATTGTTCGCCGATAGATCGCTGACGCCAGATACAGAGGCAAGTGTAATTGCGGTGTTGTCCACTCCAATAGTATAATAACCAACATACGGGACTGTATTGCTATTGCTCATCTGTGCCGTTACAGTAACTGGGGTGCAGTTGCTTATGCCATGAGCAACCAGCTTCGATGTGCCAGGAGCTGGGAACTTACCGCAGTCCACCACCTTGACATACACCGGCTTGCCAAGATACCGCTCCGTGGTGCGGTATTCGACGCCGAGGGCGAGCGCTGGGTTTGTATATTCCCAAGGATGCCAAGTCCCGTCCGTGAGTCGCTTTTTTTGCGCATGGTATATCTCGCTCGAAGAACTGGCAAGAACGTTGGCTGGACCATGCCAGTTAACAATTGCATTCCCATTATTTGCAATTCTAATATCGGCAAAACCGCCATTCCTGGAGTAGATGTTCGCCGGATAATCGGCTAACTCCGTGATCCGAATAACTTTATCAGTTTCATCAATAAAAGAATCAACAAATTGTTCAAATTTTGAGCCGTCACTATCATCGAAGATTGAAAAGTTTAAGACTTCTCCGTACCCAAACCCGCCGGGGGCCGCCCCGATGTTCCCACGCGCCTGCTGCTTCTGCGCGTCGGTGAGGCTCTGCGCGGCGTCATAGCGGACGGTGCCCGCGCCCGCGCCGCCGAGCAGCTCGTCGATCTCCTCGCCGGAGTATTGGGAAACGTAATAATCGTCTGGCATAGAGAGCCCTCCTTATACGATGAGCCTGCGCCCGAGGCGGTCGAGCAGCGGCTTTTTGGTGTTGTCGCTCAGCCAGCCCGCGCTGAGCGGCTTAAGCTTGCGGTAGTAGATGATAATGCAGCCGTCGCCGCCTTGCCCGCCGTCCGAGCCACGACCACCCGAGGCGGGTTCGGTGTCCCTCGCGGTCAGAGACGCCTGCGAGACCGATATATTTTCAGACGATGTCTGGTGTGCGTACGCCGTGCCGTTGGAGCCTGCGCCGCCGCCGCCGTGGCCGCTCGTGCCGCCGCAGCCGTAACGGCTCTCCTTGGCGGGAGGCTTTGCGTCTGCGCCCGCGCCGCCGCGCGCCGCCGTGACCGTCGCGAATGCGCTCGAGGAGCCGATATAAGCATCGCCGCTGCCGTTTGCAAGGCCGTCGTTTCCGTTGGAGCCTGCCGCCGCGCCGCCGCCGTAGCCGCCGAGCCAGCGGTAGCCGACATAACCATAGGGCGCGATTTTGTAGTCGCCCCGCCCGTCTTTGCCTTCGACCTCATCCTTGTCTTTGCCCGCGGAATAGGTCACACCGTCGACGGTGATGGAGGGGCTTGGCTGGTAGGTATACTTTTCGCCGTCCCATGTGTAGCCGTTGCCCGGGCTGCCCGCGATGCCGCTTTTGCCTTTGGCGGCAAAAACCTCGCCCGTGATCGCGTCGGTGTAGCCCGCCTCGCTCGACGAGCCCGTGTCGCTCGTTGCGCCGCCCATTGTGGTCGCGGTACCGAACGCGCCCGCGTCGTTGCCCTGCGAAAAAACGCCGCCGTAGCCGCCTCTTCCACAGGCATAGGGGACCTTTGAGCCCGGTACGGCGTCAGTAACGGTTTCAACCAGCACCTTGCCGCCATCGCCCGCGTCTCCTGACTCGCCGCCCTTGCCGCCCTCCAGCGAGACGCCGCGGTTAAAGCCGACGTAGCGTCTGAGAGCGTCAGATTTCTCGGTCCATGATTTCGGCGTGCGCACGGCGGGGCTTTCGCCCCGATAGCCGCTGCTGCCGCCACGGCCCCCGCCGACGAGGACGCGGGTGTAGATCGTCACGCCCTCCGGGACCGTCCACTCGCCCGAGCCTGTGAGGATGACGCGCTCGTCAAAATACTCCGACGATTCCGGCTGCGGGGGAAGAAAGCCGACGAGCGCCGCCATTTCGCTCTTGAGTGTGCCGCTCATGGTCGTGTCAAGGCTCACGATGCACGCAGAGACCATCTTTTTATCGTAGGGGTGATAGACGCTGACCACATGTCCGGGCTTCTCCTGCCCGCTTACAATGCCGTTGGTGATGGTCTCTCGGCACTTATAATAGTCTGCCAGCCTTTTGGCGACAGCGGAGGAATTGACAAGGGCGACGAGCGTGGCGTCCGTAACGGACTTGACGTTTTCCGCCGCGTTCTCTGTGACGGTTTTCGTCACAAGGCGCGTGTTGTGGATGTACGTCTTGCCCTTGAGCGAGCCGGAGCCGGAGGAGATTTTGGCGTAGTTCGCGCCACTCTCCAAAATAGTGAAGCCTGTCGCTGTAAGTGAGTGCATCGGCTCGGAGAATGTGATGATGTCGCCCTGCTGAGATGTGCCGGAAAACAGCTCCTTTTCGTCGGTTCCCGCGATATACTGATGCTCCGTGACGGTAACGGCGGAGACGGGGTCGCTATAGCTCACTTTCCCGCCGCTGGCATACATTCGGCTGCTGCCAATCGTGGACGAGGCACCATCCCATAACGCATCAATGTGCAAAACGCCGTTTAAATCGGTCGTCAAATACGCGCCGATAGCAAACAGAACTTGCACAAGGTTGTCTCTTGCGCTTTTCCCCCGCCTATCTGCTTTTGGCTGGCAATACGGCAGCCATCCATATAGCTTGGTGTTGGCAAATACGCTTTTTACAACAACAGGTACGTTCCCACAGATTTCTTTAACGACTTCTGCCACAGTTTGCCCGGTATAGATGCCACCTTTGTGCACCATTGCCGCCAATAACCCGACCGCAGACCACGCAACGAGCCGATACGAGGTTGCGCCGGTGCGTGTAATTGACCGGAGATAATAGGTCTGCATGGATGCGTCGGAATCACTTTCCCAAACGCGGATCGGGTCGTTCTTGGCAAAGGCCATAATGGTCGGATCGTTGCATCGGACGACCGCAGTCAGCGTATCCGCCGAAATGCTTTCACAGCTTAACGATTGTTCGCGCGTCGGCTTGGCGCTTTCGGTTTGCGAAAAAAGAAATGTCCAGTTTTTATAGGTGATCTTCATGCTCACTTCTCCGTCAACACGAGCACCGTGCCCGTCCAGTATTCCGTCGCGTTTGTCCCCTGCCCCCGATCTACGCTTTCGGGCGGCTCGCAAGTCATTGCAGCCGTGCGGTAATCTCCCGTTTTAGGATCAAAAAAGTAGACGTTGAGCGTCCCGCTATAAAGATGTGCCAGTAACGCATTTAGCTGCGTTTCGGTCAGCGGCATACAGGTGCAGGTGATGACTGCTTTAATTGCCAAAATGTCTTCGGTAAAGCTCCCATCGAGCATATAGCCCTCGTTCGGACCTTTGATCTTTTTGTGCGTTACCTTATAGCCAACAGGAGTAAAGTACGCAGTGAAGTCAATGTTATTGATCTTGATCGTTTTTCTCATGCTCCACTCCTCACCGCTTCTGCTTCATTGTAAGGCACCATTTTCCGAGCCAGCACGGTGCCGTCCAGTTCGGTCGTCAGGTTGATAATGATTTGGCCTTCTTTCCCTGTTGCCATAGAGCCAATCCCGGACGCGATAGAGTTTCCAATAGCCGCAGCGCCGGAAGCTCCAAAATCAATAGATGCGGTTCCGAAGTCAAGGTTTTTCGAGATGTCGCGCTTAATGGATCCAAACTCGCTGTTCCAACCCTCCCCGAGACCCAGCGCCATGTTTTCGCCGATCCCAGCAAATACGCGAGACGGTGAGTGGATGCCGAGCGTCGATTTTACGCCGTCTACAATACCGTCAAAAAAGCCCTCGACCATGCTTTTAAGCCAGTCGCCCATCCTTTTTATGCCATCCCAAATGCCTTGGACAAGAGCGACGCCGATTTCGATTGCCGCTTCTCCGATATAGCTAAGAGACTGGATAAATGCAGACGCAAGATTTTTTACGATCTTGGGTGCTTCCGCCAAAAGGGTGGGCAGATTATCAACAAGCCCCTCAACAAGCGCGACGATAAACAGCGTACTTGCTTCAACAAGAGCAACAAGCGTGTCTGGTTGTGTCAGCACTTCCGCAATCTGTGCCACGCAATCTGCTAACTGCGGCGCAATTTCCGGCATAGCCGATGCAATTCCTTGCACCAATGCAATCAGCATTTGGACGCCTACGTCTAATAGCTGGGGTATGATTGACAGAATCGCTCCGGTAATTTGCGGTGCCATATCAGCAAGCGCCGCAACGATGCCGGGGGCTGCGTCTACCACGCCTTGCACTAATGCTGTGGCAGCATCTACAAGCGACGGCAAAACAGAGCTTACAAGCGACGGCAGTTGTTCCGAAATAACAGGTGCAAGCTTGACAATAAGATCGCCAAATCCCGTGAAAATCTTTTCAATGCGCGGGATAATGTTTTCTGCGGCCTTGCTGACCGAATAGGTAAAGTTTTCGATCAACTTGTCAAGGTCCGCGTTATCGTCTGCAATTCCGGTCACAAGGTTTGACCAAGCGGATTTCATCATGTTGACGCTGCCTTCGATGGTGCTGGCCGCCTCTTCCGCGGTTGTGCCCGTGATGCCCATTTGATCCTGTATTACATGGATCGCCTCAATCATCTTATCAAACGATACGCTGTTGACCGTTTCGGCTGTTACCTCGACGGTATCTCCAAAAACGCCGGAATCGTTAATGAGGCGTGCCATCTCTGTTGCCGTCCCGCCATAACCGAGTTTGAGGTTATCAAGCATGGTATAGTTCTGCTTGGCAAAGCCCTGATAGGCATTTTGAATCATTTCCATACTTGTGCCCATCTTGTTGGCATTATCTGCCATGTCAATGACGGCCTGATTGGCGACCTCTGCCGCCTTTTCCGTGTCTCCGCCAAGACCTTGCAGCAAGGACGCCGAAAAAGATGTAACGGTATCCATGTACTCGTTGGCAGACAATCCGGCGGTTTCATAGGCGCGATTTGCGTACTCTATTACTTGATCGGCGGACTGCTTAAACAGCGTTTCCACGCCGCCGACAAGCTGTTCATATTCTGCGTAACCGTCCAAAGATTGTTTTGTTAAGAGGGACACGGCCCCGGCAGCGGCGGCAACTGCCGCCGTGCCGATTTTTGCCGCCGTTTTCAGCCCGTTTCCAATTTTTGACGCAATCCCGCCCAAATTGGAACTTGCTTGATCGTCTACGCTGATTTTGACAAATAAATCAAGTAGATTCATGTTTCACCACCAATCCGCACCGCGCGACAATATCGGCGGTAATTTCTTCGCACGTTCTGTTGTCCTGCTTTTTCGGCTCAATCGTGTCCGCGTATCGCGCCTTGATGTAGTTCCCGCCCGCATATCTGGCCGTGTTTTCCGCAACCACGCGCAGCGCGTCGGTCACATAAATGCGGTATGCGTCGTTTCTTGCTCTCTCATTGAGCCGCGCCACACAGTACCGCAGGAACGGCTTTATTCGTCTTTGCCCTCGGTATTCTCCTGCGCAGAGCCAGAGGTTTTCCCGCTCTGCGCTGAGAGAAAAAGCGCGCCGAATGCTTCATCGGTCAAAAGTTCCGTCGCGTCGCGCATCAGCTTGACAAGGTTCAGCGCGCCTTTGTAGTTCTCCGCGCTCACGCCCTCAATAGAGGCAAGAATTGCGATGATATCGCCCTTGTGGCCCTTGAGCAGCGCAGGGAGCGCTTTCCGCGCCCGCTGCGTCATAAACTCTTTGGCTGTCATGCCCTCCGGCAGCTTCTCGCGCTTGAACAGCGCGGATGCCGCATCGTCCTCCGCAATGTTGGCAATCGGGTCGATGATATCCGCAATGACGTCAAAGACGCGCTCGCCCTGAATGTCGGAAAGTCTCATTTACGCCTCCGCCGTGCCGGCCTTGATGTAGATTTCAAAGGGAACGGTGTCCTGCGCGCTTATGGAATAGTGGCCGGTAAACTCGAACGCAAACTGGCCCTTGGCCTTGTCCGCCGTCTTGAGCTGGAAGCCGCCCGTGGAAAGCGCGTTGATCAGCTTGATAGCGATAAAGCCTCCGTTGGTTTCGCCGTTCTTGTCGGAGTAATCGCCCACAAGCCAGATATCGTCAAAGTCCGCGTCCTTGAGGTCGTTGCGCGGTGTGACCTTGGTCGTGTCGGTCGTCCCGATGTCCGCCGCGCCGCACAACCGCTTTGCAATGGCGGTATCGGCATTGACAAGCGTACCGGTCATCTTGGCCTCCCACGAATCGAGCTTTTTCAACTCCTTCATGTTCTTCGGGCAGTTGTCGATACCATCGCCAAAGTCCGAATAGGTCGGCGTAGCGGTAAAGTTGACGCCGCCGGTCGTTGCGCCGATCTGCCCCGCTTCGCCGATGGTGCCGGTAGCCGGCGTGAAGTCGGTCGTCAGGATACCGGCATTGATCTGTAATTTCTGAAACGCATCCGAAGGAATTTTCGTAAATTTCATGTTGCGTTGTCCTTTCGTCAGTTTTGCGACAGGAACTCAACCGTAATGTTGAGATACCGCCGCTTGATGTTTTTATCGCTTTCGTCCGCGATGTTCTGGCACCACGGGGAGCCGCGCTTGATCCACATAGCGCCGCCGTCGTATGGAACCATGCAGCCGCCCATGCCGATTGCATCGGCGATCTCCTGTGCCTTTGCATTGGGAACCGCCTCGCTCTCTGTGTAATACCAGAGATTCACCGTCAGCGCGATCTCGCCGCTCTCCCATGATCCGGTGATAAGCTCATAGGTCAGCCACGGAAACACCGCATCATCCGGCACGTTGGACGTTGGGTATGCCGGGAGGAATTGAGAAAACCACGCATGGAGCGCTTTATCCTTGGTCATTTCAAGCACCGCCTTGCAAAAACGAACAGTTAATCGCCTTGTAAATATCCTCTGCGAGATTCTTTTTCATTTTTTCAAGGTCAATGGTAACAGTTGTGTTCTCGGCTATCTTGATGTCGCGGTAATCGTGTTTAACCAACATGTCCGCCATAATAGGTTGCGTCAAATTTTCTGCCGCCGGATTTGTAAGCGGTTCAAGATACATGCACAACACCCGCCGTTTACTTTGGCAATCGTCATAATTGGAGCATCGCTGACACTCTGGTGCATCCATGCTAAATATGTAAGTTTTTCTTTTCATTTTGGCAGCTCCTTTCGCTCCGCGGTGAAGAATTTCAGCGCCCGGACCGTCGGGCCTGCCGACCGCGGCGCAGCCCGTTCTTCCGGGTTTGATGTCACGCGGTAGGTGTTGCCGGTGGATGTGTCGCGAAAATAGTCGTTGTACTCGATGGGAACGGTCTTGTTGACCAGCGCGGAATACACCGAGGTTACGCCCTCTTTTTCGGCTCTGCGGGCTTCCAACGAGGTGTCGAGCGCCTGGTAGTTGAGAAATTCCGCGCCTTCGGCCCATGCGACGATGTAGCCGCCTGCGCCGTCCGGCGTTCGCGTCTTTTCCATCAGCACGCATTTTCTTGCGAAATCGTCGAGTAAACTCACGGTTCCACCCCCTTGAGCTTGCGCCAGTCGTTTAACCGGCCTCTGAAAGCGTCCTGCCAGCCGTTTAACGTACCGCCGTCGCTTCCCGCGCTGCGTTTGGTGTAGGAGTAGCCCCCGAAGCTCTCGCTTTGATACGGGCTTGCAACGGCCTCTCCGTTCTTCTTCTGCCACGCCTCGATCTCAACCGAAAGATCGATTACGGCTTTCGGCACGGCAAGCGCCCACACAGAGCCGGTAAACGTCTCGTCCGTTAAATCGACCGCCGGATATTGATGCAGACCGTCGTTAAACACAGAGCCGACGATGCGGAAATATTGATTGGTCAGGAGAAGGGGCAGCGTAATGCTGCCATTCTCCACGGTGAACGTGCCCTCGTGAATCTCCACAAGGAACCAGTTGTTCAAGTGCCGTAAGACCTGTTCAAGCATTACGCCGCCCTCCTTATCACTTTGCGGTCACGCTCGCGTTGCCGCTCTTGAGCGCGTGGTAGTTGCCGTCGCACTCGACCACGGTCACGGTCTGGCCGGTCGCAATGGTCAGGTCGCTCTTGCCGTCCCAATCGTTCCAACCGGCAACGTTGTCGCCGTAAGCGACGGTCGCGGCAGAGGCACCGGACGTGTACTTATACTTGTTGCCCGCAGCGGCCTTTGCCGGAGATACGGTCAGCTTGGTATCGCCGCTCTTGGAGCCTGCGGCAGAGGTGACCGTCAAAGAGCCGAGCGTGCCGTTGTCGATGGTGCCAACGACCACGCCGTCAATGCGCTCGGCAAACAGCTCCATGCCGTTAATGACGGTGTCCGATGCGGTCATGTTGGTGTAATCAGGCTCCTCATGGATGCCGATGTAGCCGGTCGCATCGGTGGTAAAAGTGAAGACCTCCTGCAGATCCGCGCCGTTGACGGGGATGTAGTAGAGAACGATGTTGTCCTTTGCCGTGGCGTAAATCTTGCCCTTCGGGACGCTGGCGTTCATGATGAGCGTGCCAAGGCCGAGGAAGTTCTCGACGTAGCTCATGCCGAACGCGGTCTGCACGGTGATGTTGGCCGTAGACAGGTAATCCGCAACGTCCAGCGGGTTCATGAAGTAAACCGCGCCGATCTCGTCGTCCTCGAAAAGGACCTGCAGATTGCCCCACGCCTGCGCAAGAACAGTCTGGAAGTTCTTGCCGCTCACCGCGCCGGTGCCGGTCGAGAGGAAGTCAAAGAAGCTCTTGCGGATGCCCTTCTGCACATCCTTGAGCATTTCGTCGGTGGTCATCTCCACCGCCTGATCGTAGCCGCGGTCGGTGATCGCCTCGGCAGAGGTGGCCTTGCGCCACTTCTTGAGCGTGATCTCCTTGTAGTTCACGGCCTCGGTCTTGTAGTGGGAAAGGGGAATGGTGTCACCCTCGGCCACAACGCCGCTTTCGAGCGTGCCGGTCGCCTTGTAGCTCTTGAGCACAGTGCCGGCCTGCTTGGCGATCTTGCGGGTCACACCGAGCGCTTCCATCAGCTTCTTGATGGAGTACCCGAACATTTCGGTAAATTCGATCTCGCGCACGCGGGCGAGGTCATTTTTCTTGATCAGATTGGTTTCAGCAGCCATAATTAGCCTCCGTTCTTATTTTCAAAAAGATTGATGTTTGCGGCAATCGCCGCGCGGCGCTCCGACCTGTCCTTGATCTCCATGATCTGATCTTTGGTCATTGCGCCGCCGCCGGTATTCGCCGGGGGAGTGGCAGGATTCGCGCCCTTTGTCTGCGTGGTGGAGACAAGCCCCTTGTAGGTGCCGTCTACGAGTGCATCAAGGCTCTTGGTGTCCTTGATCTTCTCGCCGTCCAGCTCCAATGCGGCCATTTCCTCGCCGCAGCCGCGCATCGCAAGGTCCAAATTCGCGCCGGTGATGTTTTTGCTCTCAAAGTAAGCACGCACGGCCTTTTCCTTTGCCGCCTTGCTTTCCTTTGCCGTGACATTGGCCTTGAAGTCCTCAAAAGCCTTGTGCTCTTTCTCGTACTTTTCCTGATAGCCGCCGTCACCTGCTGCCTTGAGATCGTCCAACTGCTTCTGGACGCTGGGCAGCTTCTCCGCGTCCGCCTTGTACTTGCTGACGTCAGCTTTCAAGCCGTCCACGGTGTCGGTATGCGCTTCGATGATGGTATCCACCTGTTCGTCGGTGAGGCCCATGCCCTTCAAAAGTTTGCGTGTAAGTGCCATTGTTCTATCTTCCTTTCCCTTGTCCGCAGTCCGTCGCGGCGATAGATTGTATAAAAACCGCTGTACCTCGCGGGTTTTACCTAAAACAAAAGAGCCAACCACCGAGAAAAACTCGGTAGTTGGCTCCTATTGCCCTTTCCCGCGCCCTATTACGCGGAAGCTGTGTATTTGATTGTTTTCTTAACCTCTAAAACGATGTACCCATCGCCTTTGCGGCGAATTTCAGCATCGTTGCCGCGCTTAATAATGGCTTCAATGGCCTTGATGGTCTCACTATCCATTTTTCAGCTCGCTTTCCAGAATGTCCCGATACTGTGCGGCATGGTCGGCGGCAGCGGGCTTCAAAAACGGCTGTGCCTTGTTGCCGCGCGTGTAATGCCAGTTGCCCTTTGCGTCCTGGTACACCCACGGTGTAGGCCGTCCGCCGCCGCCTTCGGCATAAATGCCGGTGCCAAGCTCAACGTACGCGGCGTAAGAATTGTTCGACCCGATGATAGCCGCCGGTTCCTGCTCGTCTACCGCATGGGTGATGCTGTTCCGCAGATTGCCGGTGTCAACGGGGCACAGTTTTTTCGCATATCCCTCTGCTACCAGCCCGCACTTTTCCAGCCCCCGCAGCAGCGCCGCCTTGATCTCAGCAGAAACCTCCGCACTGTGATCTTGGATTGTAACGCTCATCTCTGCAAATACCCCTCCCCTCGTTTCTGCCGCTCCCATTCCGCATAGGACATATTCGAAATAACCTCTGTTTGCCCTGTATCGGCGTTTCTGGCGCGTCTCTGCGCCGATGAGGTATCTACACCCTCCACGGCGGCAATCAGCGTACAGCGGCAGTTGTGAACGATTGCAAAATTGCCATTGCACTTTCCTTTGCTTTGTGGTATACTTGTATTAACAAAATAATGGCCAGTGGTCGTTTGGAGGTTATAAACATGGCATTTCGCAACAATTCTGTTAATCCTGATGATATTGTCAGGGAATACCTCGCAGGGAAATCCATCAAGAAACTCGCGGAAGAGAATGGGGTTAGCCGTCAGGTCATTTATTGTCGGCTCAATCACGCCGGTGTCCACATTCGGAACCGCTCCGAATCCATGTACACCCGTATGTCCCAAACATCGGAAAGCGAAAGGAAGCGCCTTGCGTCTGCCGCGAATGACGCTAAGCGTGGACTTGCAAACACGCCAGAGATGCTTCACCGCCGCGCTCTTGCCCATAAACGATTCATTGGCGATTTTGAGCAAGATTTTATAGATGCACTTTCTTCCGCTGGCATTCCGGTAGTTCCTCAAGAGCCTTTTATGAGTTACAACTTCGACATCGGATGCGGGAATGTCGCCGTGGAAATTCACACGCAATGTGCTAATCCGCTGTCCAAACGTTACATCAAAAAACTCGTGGAATGCGTCCATGCGGGGAAAAACATGATTTATGTCTGGATTCCCCCCCGGAAGCATACTGTTTCCGATGTTTGCTATGAGCAAGTTGTCGCCCTCGTTAAGGAGTGCCGCAGCAACCCATCCTCTCGATGTCAATACTGGGTGGTTCGGTGTACAGGCGAAATTTACGCCGCCGGCAGTTTCGACTTCAAATAATTCTCCATCATACTCGTGTTTATAGCTTCTGACGATTTCTCCGTCGGAAGCTATTTGCGTTTCGCCGACGAAGCAGTTGTATATCTCCCACGGTGGCCCTTGTGGGTCGCCGGGAAAACGACAACCGTTAGAAAATTTCTTGTCTTGCGCCACTTGCTCGCCGTCAAGCATGGCATGAGAGTGGCGTGTCCGTGCGTCCAGCGTGGCCAACCATTCTTTTTTGAGCTTAATGCCCATCTTCTGCGCCGCCGCATAGCTGTCCATGCGTCCGGCGTTCTGCGCGCCGGTCACGGCGGTTCTGGCGGTGCGGATGGCAGAATCACGGCTCATGGTGGTAATGCGCTTTTGCAGGTCGTCCGCCATGTGCTTAATGCTCTTTCCCTGCAAGATGGAGCTGGTGACACTCTTGGTAATTTGCTTTTTGCCATACTCGAGGTCAATGCCACGCTTTAATGCTCGCTTCGGCGGGTAATATGGCATTAAATCCGGCTGCTCTAACATGAGCCGCTTGACCGTCTGCTCGTCCCAAAGGTCAAAGCCGACGTTGCCTGCGACCTGTTCGATGGTATAGGCCGAATAGTTGCGGTTAAGGGAGTATATACCAGGCGTGGCATCGTTGGTGTAGGACACCGCCACGGCGTTTGCGTCGGTCACGCGGTGTGCCACCTTGTCACGCATGGCCTTATAGCGTTCTCCGCGCCCGATCTGGTTCAGCCGCCATTGCTTATAGTCGGCCTCCGTCCATTCCTTACCGTTCTGCACGGTGCCGATCAGTGCTTTCATTTCCTCGTCTCGCTTTTTGAATTGCTCAAAATATGCGTCGATGGTAGCTTGCAGTTCTTCCCCCGCCTCGCGGTATAGCTTCGCAATGCGCCGTTCCAGCTTTGCAAGCTCCTTGTCGGTCAGCTTGTGGCCGAGGTCACTGTTCGCCATCGCCGTTCACCTCCGGCGCATCCGGTTCCGCAAGACTGCGGTCAATCTCTTCCGCTGCCTTCCGCTTTGCCATATCCTCGTATTGGTCAATGTCGCCGTTGATGGTCAGCAGCTTCTTCGTGATGTATTCGTCATCGTAATACGCCGCGCCCAGGAGGATGTTCTGCGTTTCCTCGCTCTTGTTGATGATCTGATTGCGCGTGTAACTCGGCTGGTCTTCAATGCCTGCCAGACGCAGAATCTCAACAATAAACCGCGTGACCTCGGATTCAAACTTGTCCGTTTTCAGATCCAGCGGCACATAGCTGGCCTTGATTGCGGTTGCCGTCTGGTTGCCTGCGGATACCGCCGCAGCGTCAAAGCACTGGAAATCTTCGTACAGCTTTTTCTTGAGCATATCAATGGTGCTGCTCGTGCCTTCATAGGGTGCCTCAATGGTCTTGCTCTCCACCTTTGCACCGTCGTCGCCGTTGGCGTGGGCGACGTGCGTGGTTTTCAAGCGCTCCACAAACTTTGCATCGTCCAGATCGTCCATGCCGTTGCAGTTAGAAAGTACCCAATAGATCAGGTTGCCCTCATCCACATTGTTTACCATGTTAGAGGACGCAAGGTCGAGCGCGTCAATGGTGTTGCGCTTGCCGACAATTTCGGATAGGCACCGCTTGTTGTTTTTCAGCGGGACGATGGGGAAACTCGGATAGTTCCCGCCGTCATAGATTTCGGTTTCGCCTACTTCTGCCTTGCGCTCGATCAGCTTATAGCTGCGCTTCGGTTGCATTACTTCCATGCTCTTGTTTTTTGGCTGGAAATACTCGGTAAATCCGTCAAGCTCGTACAGCGTCGCTCTCAAGGGCTTATCCTGCGCCACCTGCCAAAAGCGGATACCGGCTTTCATCGCGCCGTCTTCCTCATCATAGAGAGGAACGAACTCAAGCAGGGAGAACACCCGCAAATGCGTCAAATCCCAAAAGCCAAAAGACACGCCCGCGATTTTTGCCTCACGAGCCGCATCCATGACTTCCTGATCGAAGTCCGGGCATAGCTTGTTCGGCGTTTCCTTCTCCGCAAAGGTCACGCCGTTACCCAGAAGATAGGAAACCTCCTGATCCACCGCCAGACCGAAGAACCGGCTTGCAAGCTTGTGGTTTGCCGTCCACATATCCGTGTGGCTGCGCCCCTGCATATCATAGATGATCTTTTCATAGCGGTTAATGGTCGGATTCAAGCCGTCATAGTACGCCTCCGCATCCACCGCCGTTTTATACGCCGCGCTCTCGCGGTGCTCATTGATCGTGCTGCGAACAAACTCAATGCGCGCCTGCTCGTTTTCACCGACCGCTACAAGGTCGTTATATGTTTTGATAGCCGCTCACCGTCCTATCTGTTCCAAATGGGGGTATAATCGCGCCGATACGCCTTGTTCTTCAGGACCGTATAAGCAAAATACCGTGTTTCATCCATCGCGTGGTCGTTTTCCTTGATCGGCCTGTCATCGGCGGATTTTTCATCCCACCGATACAGTCCAAACTCTCGGATGCAGTCTTTGCAATCTCGGTGTATCTTGATTACGCCGTCCTGCAAAAATCGCGCCGTAGTCATAATGCCGTTGGTTACGTCGTTGTTGGCCTTGCGCACCATATAACCACGCCGCCGCAAAACCTCGATAAACGAGGCGGCAGACGGGTCAACGATGATGCTTTTGACGTTCGCCTCGCCGATGAGCTTTTCAATTTCGTCTGCGTATTCCTCGTCCGTCTTGTTCTTCTGGCTCTCACGCCCGGAATAGTAATACTCCCTGATGCGCGTGGCCGTCTTTCCGTCCCAGCGCCACAGCCCAGCGGAAAATGGATTGAGCGTGCCATAGTCGCAGGACACATAGTATTCTCCCGTTTCCGGCAGCTCGTCCACAATGCAGCTCTCGTCAAACATGGGATAGATCAGCCCCTCGGCCACCACCCACAAGCCGCGAATATATCGGTCGTAGAACACGCCGCTATACATGGCCTTTGTCCTCTCGATCATCTGCGGTGTGAGAATTGGGTTATCTTTCAGCAGGAAGTGAATGTGCTGCGTATTCTCCCGTTTGTTTTCAATCCACTCTTTGTAAAACCAATGCTGCGGTGATTCGGGGTTGCAGTTAAAAAAATACTTCGGATGCTCAAACGAAATCGCACGGGAAAGCGCTTGCTCCACGAACGAACGCGGCATAAGTGCCACTTCATCAAATAAGACCCCGGCAAGCGTGATGCCTTGTATGAGCATATACGAGCTTTCATCCTTACCGCCGAACAAGTAAAACCAATTTGTTCTATCCCCGCACCGAACGGTTAAAATTCTCGTGGAAACCTTGTAATGCATGGACAGCGCAACACCCAGCCCTTCAATTTCCATCAACGGTTTTAAGATATTTCGCTCTGCCGCCTGCACCGTCTTCCCGCAAATAGCGAAATTTGTGCGGTCGTAGTTCTGCATCGCCCACAGCACAAATGCCATCGACATGACCGTCGTCTTTCCGGAACGGACGGAGCCGTCACAAATCAGCGCCATATCATCGGAGCTGATAAACTCCATTATTTTGCGCTGCTTTGCGGATAGCGTTTTAATTTGCATTGTTCTCGCCCTTTAACGCAGTAAGCAAAGCTGCCAACGCCGCAGGGTCGCCGCTTTTTTCGTTCTCGGAATTCCACCCAAAATTGCAGCCAAGCGAGAATTTCGCGCCGTTCGCACCGTCTTTGTCGTAGAGCCGAGATTCGGCGTATTCTTCACATCTGGACTTTGCGCGCGTAACCGTGTCCGCAAACTCTGGCCTTGCTTGATAATCCAGCAGCGCTTGTCTCCCTGTGAATCCCAGCGCCAATGCAAGCCCTGTGATTGTCGGGGGCTTTGCATTGATGATAATCGGCATGCCGTATTTATCTCGCACAGCGCAGCCGTCATCTCCGATAAACGGTTCGCCTTCGCACTTTTTGAAGTAAACGTCAATAGCTTCTTGCATTGCCTTTACGCTTTTCCATTTTCTTGGCGCTCCGCCAGCCATACGCTCACTTCCTTTTGTTTTGCTACCAGCCCCCGCCCCTTGGCCTTACATAGCAGACTTTACCCGCCCCGAAGGGCACATCTGGTACGGCATTGCAGCCCTGCCCTGCTTTAGCGCTTCAGCCATCATTCGGCGTCACTCGCTGTGGTCTCCCCTTACGGGGCGCCTATGCCGCATGTTGCCCTCAACCGCCCGCCCCGAAGGGCGGGCTATCAAGGGAGGAGGAAACAGATGAAAAAGCAGAGGCGTGAAGAGCCTCGCCCCATCACGCCTCTATTTTTGCATAGGTTTTTCTTCTTTTTCCCCTTAAAAGGGGAATTTTCAAAATTTTTTTAGATAATCGTCCACGGTCATCGGATTATCCGTCCGTCCGAGCAGATAATCGACCGATACCCCGAACTTGTCGGCAATGCTTTCCAATGCGTCCGTTGTGGGCGTAGCCTCCCCCGCCTCGTACCGCCTCACCGCGTCACGGTGCAGACCGCACAGTTCAGATAGGACATATTGCTTTATTCTCTTTCTCTCCCGTAAGCGCTTCAAGCGCTCGGGAAACGCGTTCATGCCAGCACCTCCTCCGGTCGGAAACTCTCTTTGATCTCCTTGCCGTCTACCATGATCGCCACGGTCACATAGCGTCTCTGCGGATGGATGTACGTCACCACGCCAGTGCGGAGCGGGTACAGCTTTTCGCCGCGCGCTTTTCCCGAAAACTCCTCCGGCACCGTCATAAACTGCGCCCGCACCTTGTCGCCTACTTTCATTCCGCACCTCCAAACGCTTCCTCGAACGTCAGGCCGCTCTCTCTGAGGATGCCTTTGATCACGTCGATGGTATGCTGATTGTTGCCCGACAGCCACCACCAGATGTTGCTTTTGGAAATGCCTACCGCCTCGGCAAGCTGGCGGCGTGTGTACTGCCGCTCGCAAAATACCTTTTTCAGCGCCGGATAGACGCAATAGGGATATTCGATCATTTTCTCCCCACCCTCCGTTTGTATCGGTCTTTTGACCTTTGAATGTAATTGATCATCGCGCTTTCTTCGGCTATGCTGGCCATTTCGTTGCTTTTTGACTCTTTCTTTTCTCGCAGCCACGCAGCATATCGTTCACAGGTCGAATGACAGCCGACGTGCCGCTCCTGACAGTTAAAGCAGCTCATTTCATCCCACCTCGTACTGCGGGCAGGCCGTGACAATGTAGCTTGTTTCGTAATGCCTGCGAGCGCCGCCGCATGAATTCATCAAAACCTTTGTTCTGATCGCGCGCCAACCTTCCACCGGCTGCCACTTCAGCTTCCGCGTTTCCTTGTCGCATTCCGACCAGGGGCATTTTCCGCAGGCGTATTTGCACGACCAACACAGCGTCGAACTTTGTTCTGCCATTTACACTTCCTCCACCCAAATGCCGAATCGCTCCAGCATCAGTTTTTTCTTGATGATATAGTCCTTTGTCTTAAAGCCCTTTGCGTCCTCTACAATCGTTTTCCCGTCACGGGTATACACGAAGTCGGCTATGTATGTAACTGCCCTCACAGCGGCTCCTGTTGGCGTTCTCTGCGCCCCCACGAGCTTGTATGTCTGCTGTAGCTTCAAATCGTGTATTTCCCCCGTTTTCAGCAGCATCCGCAGCTCATCATAGCGGTCAGCCTCGTGCTTGCTGTCAAACGTGATGCCGTGCCGCACGGTTTTGCGGTTGTGGTACTTGCCCGTTTTTTGAGCAAGTACCTTTTCAACCACCTGTTTTTGTGCCGCAGGCCCAAGACGTGCAAGGTCAGATGCCGTCAGGCTCATTTCCCCCTCCCGTCCGATACAAGAACCACGCGCACCTTTCCGAACTGCTCAAGCGCCATTGCGACGGCCTCCTTGGTCGCCAGCTTGTCGCCGTGTTCTTCAATGTCGATGATGATGCGGATCATGGCTCACCGTCCATCTTCGCGCCGCAGTTGGGGCAGTAATCCGACAACAATTCAAACCCATTTACAAGCACTTGCGCCGCATCGTGGCAAACAGAGCACTCGTGCCTGTCTGGTGAGGGAACAAAGTTTCCTGCTTCTTCCCACGAAATCCACCGCCCATGCACCACGGGCGCAACGTCGGCAACGGGCGCAGAGCAAACCTTTTCCATAAAAGCACAGTTCGTAGCGCCGCAAAACGCTATCCCGCACGTTTCATAGCAAATGCTGTCCAGCAACGCCTCCCGCTTAATGTATTCAGCCATTGTCCGCACCTCCGTCCATTTTCGCCCCGCAGTTGGGGCAGTAACCAAAATGGTTGATTACCTGTGCGTAGTATTCCTTGCCGCAATTCGAGCATTTCGCAAAGCCCTGCCGCCAATTACCGTTCTCGTCAAAACACGGCTCGAAGCACCCATGCACCACCGGGGCCACGTCGGCGGTGGGCGTATACCCTGGGTAGGAAATCATCTTGATTGCATCCTGAATAGTTCCCTTTTCTTTGCGGTATTCTCTATTACCGAGACTTCTGAGCAGTTTAACCGTTTTTTCACGCTCAATGTATTCAGCCATTTTCAGCCCTCCTGTTCCACTTTTCGACGATAAATTTGGGTTCGCTATATACGCCACTTTCAAAATCACACTCTGGACAGTATATATAGCACTCTTGCGGGCTGTTGCCATCTACTGTTTCAAGTATTGCTTCTCCGCCGCAAAACGGGCATCGTTTCAATTCAGCCATTACTAACCCTCCTGTTCTTCCTCCCCGTCGGATACAGCCGCGCCCTCGTTTTCTGCAACACAGCAATCTGTACATACGCTCTCTCCGTTTGGCAAGCCGTAGCACTTTTCGCCCATTTCGATGCGCTTTCCGCAGAACGCGCAGTAATCCCACAGCCGTCCCATCACATCGCCTCCACATAGCACCAGCTCTGCGGCGCGCGCTTGATGTCATATGGCGCTGCGCCAAATCTCGTATTGCGTAGCCCGGTAAACTCGCTCAGTTTGCGCGGCGTATCATAAATGCGCAGGTCGGAGATATGCCAGCCGTAGCCCTGGCAATGTCCAAGATAGCCGTGCAACTCATCGCCTGTCATAGCCACACACAGGCCACACTTTTCTTCGGCAGCTTGCTTGTAAACGGATAGTCCCCCGGCCTTAAAAAGAAAATCCGTACTATCCTTGTCAATCTTGTAAATCCGGTCACAGGTAAACTCCCCAATGACCTTGCCGCCGCCGTAAAACTGTGGCATTGGATAGTTCGTCGCGATGAAGTCCTCGTGCGGATATTTTGGCAGCGTGCAGTAGATATAGCACTTAAACGGCGTGTTCATCTTCGGGCGTGTCTTGCGCACCTCAATCGTCTTTTCGCCGCGGGCGATCTTTTCACACCACTTCGGGCGGATGCTCAGCATAACAGCCTTGCTCATTTCTTCATCGCCTCCAATGCTTTCTCCGCCTCCTCGTGGGTCAGGAAAACGGAGTGCCCAACACGATCCAAATCGCACAAAGTAAAGATACCCCTCTTAATTTCCGGTTCGCTTTCATCTGGGTAAACCGCAATCGGATAGTGGATATAATATGTCGCGGTTCCAACCTCGCACGGCAGCACCACCAGCCGACCGGTTCTGTCGGCCTCCATCAGTGCGACAATGCGCTTAAATGTCACGCCCTTACTGATGGCCTCATCCTCAAACGTCTTGTAATTGGCGCACATCGCAGGTTCCAGCCCCGTGTCCAAATATTCCCGCAGCAGCGGGCAGTGGGCAGCCGCAACCGCCGTGCAGAACCCGCCGACCGCAGTACAGTTCCCGTTGTCCTCATGCCTAAAGCGGCAACGCAGGCAATTAACATTTTTCATCATCACTCCACATCCTTCATCGCCTCCTCGCGGGTGAGGAATACCGTCTTGCCAAATGAGCAAGGATTGACCCCGTACTGTTCTCTTAATCCATCTACTGTAGAAAATACAATGGTCGTAACGTGGCTTCCAATGTTCGCAAATTCTATGACGCATTTGCGGGTGTGCCGCATCCCGTCAAGATTCGCCCACACTATATCGCCCACCTTGCACGGCAGCACCACCAGCCGTCCGTCCTTGTCGGCCTCGGCCAGTTTCTCCAACCGATCAAGATCGCAGCCTCGGCACAGTTGGCGAAGCGTCTCTGCGGCTTCGTGGTCCATGTCGATTTCCTCCGGCGTCAGCCCCGTGTCCTCGTAGGCGGCAAGGCGCTCAACGCCTCCCTGTTTGAATCCACCACGTTTTTTCATCATCGGGAATCCGTCTTTATCGCGGTATGTCAGTCGTTCCATCACTCCACCTCCTGCATCCAAAACTCACGGCGGCAGTCGGTGCACCCAGCAAAGAGCAGTGCATTGCAGGCATGCATCTTGTCAACATTTCTTGGACACATCCTGACAACGTCGTCATTGCCCATCATGCAGTTAGGCCACTGCTCTAAAAACACGCTCTGCCGCGTCTTGCGCGGGTGTGCAGCAGACCATTCCTCGACGATGGTCACAATGTTGTCATCATCAACCATTCCTTCCAATGCACTGCACTCGCAGTCTTTTGCGGGGCATTGATAGCAGTCCCCGGCATGGTGGTAAAAGCGGCACATTCGGTCGCGTTCTTTGATAAACTTCACAGCGTCCATCACATATCCCTCCATTTGCATCCGTTACAGGCCTCCTCATGGGCCAGCGTGTAGTTTCCGCATTTCAGGCACAGTTCGTTCCGCAGTGCGTCAATTTCTTTCGCCTGCGCCTCGATCAAGTCAACGGCTTCCGCCAGATCATCGCACAGGGTAATGGGCGTTTCCCATTGGTTCCCCTCCGCCCATTCTGCGTGCTCACGCAGCGCATTTACGAGCTTTTGATCTCTCATAGTTCCTCCCTTCATCTCAATACCTCACTCCGATGTAATCCAGAACCCGACCATATTCTGTCATGTCTCCTCCTAACAGGTATTCTTTCATTTCAGCCGGTAATTTTTGGATCCGGTAATATTCAGCACGCAGCCTTTCGACCGCTCCGCAATGCGCGAGCCTATCGCCTCGTCCCAGTCCAGCACGCGCGAGATCGTCCACTCGGAGCTGATGATTGTCACAAGGCTTGGCTTGATATACCGAGCATTGAGCAGATCAAACGCAATGTTGCGATCGGCCTCTGTCGCCGTCCCCTTGAGAAAATCGTCGATGTACAGCGCCTTGACGCTTTTCAGCGGATCAATGGCATCTTGATATGCCTCGGCATCGTTGGCCTTTGCTTTGATGGCCGGAATATCCGCCCGCCATTGCACATAGCGCACCGGTAATCCGGCGTCCATGAGCTTCCCGCACATCGCCGTGCAAAGATGCGTTTTCCCGCTGCCGGGGCTTCCTCCGGCGTAAAACCATCTTCCACGCCAATCGGCAAGATAGCGTTCCGCCGCCTCTTTGGCCTGCCTCTGCCACGGTTCAGTCGCGCGGTAGTTCTCCATCGTGCATCTCTGCAAAAGCTCTTTAAGCCCGCTTCTTTCGATGCGTTGCAGATTCCTTTTGCGGATGGAGCATTCGCACTCCCGATACTCCGCGTTTCCGTCTGATGACCTCCGCACGATGTATCCAACGCCGCCGCAGAGCGGACACTCGTCAGAGATTGACGGCTCCGGGGACGTTCCATTTTTTCGTATCTCTTCCAGTATCGTGACCATATCCATTCATCGCGCCCCCTTTCTTCTCCAGCTCGCGTTTTTCCCATGTTCGCACGGCGGCTTTCCAGTCCTCCATCGGATTCTTGCCTACCATCCAGCCTTTGGATGCGTAAAAATCAAGAAACCGTTGCGGGTCTACGTCTGAACCGCGTTCCTGAATATAAGCCAAAACATCGTCCAAAGTGGGAGGGGTAAAGCGCCTCGTGCGCATAATACTCTCGTCTTTGTCTTTGTCTTTGTCTTTGTCTTTGTCTTTGTCATAGCTTGATTTGCTTGGCAAATTTGGCATTTGCTTGTTTTGCTTGGAAAATCCTGCATTTGCTTGTTTTGCTTCAGCTCCGATCTTCCCGGCCTTGCTTCGCGCCTCGGATAATCCCGCCATTGCAGCGTTGTCCCTGTCGATCTGCGCCCTCATCATAGGGAAAAGAAACCGTTCGTTCCCGCCAAGCTGCGGGGCTTCGCCCGTCCTTGCGTATTCTAACAAGGAAGTGAAAAGCCTCCCCCTCTCAGCGTCACCGAGTGGCTCTATTGCGTCTAAGTAATCGACAAACAGCTTGATGTAAGTCATATCCGCCATGCGCTCACTCCTTATAGGGGAGCAGGCAAATTGATACGCCGTGCTGGGTCATAATGTCGCAAAGGTCATCTGCTTCTGATTGCGAGAGGCCGTCGATGCGGATCATATTATGTGCCGGATCATCTACATCAAAGATATTCTCGCAATCGTAAATCAAAGCATCGTACTTCACACCGCACCTCCATCAAAACGGGAGGTCCCCGTCGTCCTCGACCTCGCTAAACTCGCCCGGGCTGCTTGATGCGGGACTGTATGCGGCGGGTCCCTCCTGCGGCTTGCTGTCGGCAAAGTACACGCTATTGGCGATGATCTCGACCGAGCGGCGCTTATTGCCGTCCTTGTCGGTCCAGTCTCGCGCCTGCAAGCGACCGTCTACTACTACCTTGCGCCCCTTAGCGCAGTATTGCGCGGCAAACTCCGCCGTGCGCTCCCACGCGACCACATCAAACCAGTCCGTTCCGGCATCCTTACCGTCGCGGTCGACGGCGATGGGAAAGCTGGTGACCGCCTTGCCGCTTTGCGTGCGGCGCAGCTCAAGGTCCTTTCCAATGCGTCCCATGACGTTGATCCTGTTCAAGCTCATTTCAATTCCTCCCTGTTTTTTCTGTAAATCATGTTCTCCCGTGTCCAGCCGGGATATTTCGCTTTGAGATAGCCGACGATGCAGGCGTATAGCGCCGTCCTCTGCGGCCCCTCGTCAAAGGCTCGGTGGCAGGAGGGGCAGAGCGTCACGATGTTCTGCTCGATGCCTCTGCCGCCCTGTGAGCGCCGTATAACGTGCGCTACAGACTCCCCGTTGTTCCGCCCGCATAGAATGCAGCGCCCGCCGTCGCGTTCGTATACGATCTCCTTGACGCTTTTTGGGATGGACGTGGCCTTTGTCATTTTGTGCATCCCCATTCCTCCATCATCCCTGCCAGCTTCTCCGGAGACAGGGTCTCGATGTTTTGCTCCTGGCAGTCCTGCACCGCCATATCGATCAAATGTGACATTTGCCGAGTGTTGTAGGTGCTGGAGCCGTAGTACAAAATCACGTTGGTGCAGCCGGGGATCCTGCTTGGCATGGTATCCGTCTGCCAGCCAAGCCCATTGTGTTCCCACCCGTTCCGCAACTTTTTCACGGCTGAATCGATCACGCAGACCATTTCATGATTGCCGCCGATCTCCCGAATGTATCTCCGGTAAATATCCGTCTTGGGAATTCGGGTCTTTTCGGCCAGCCGGTCAACCAGAACCCAGAAGTACGCATTGGCGTCGAGGCTTCGCTTTTCGCGGTGCTTCTTCACAGTCACGTCAACGTCCGTCTCGTGCAGCTCGTCAAACAGCGGACCGATATTCTCCCGCGTGGCGATGGTGAGCAGATACCCACCATCGCGCGCAAGGGATAGATCATGCAGTCGGGCTTTCATTGGCTTTTCTCCTTGCCGTCATGCACGCCCAGCAGAGCGGCGCTTTATAGGTATTTATCGCGTTCTCCGCAATCTCGGCAACGGAATATTTCTTGCCGCCGTGCGTCACAGGGTAGATGGGCTTGCCGCAGTCCTTACAGGTGTTTTTCTCATCGATCGGCTTTGGCTCGTTACGGGTATCGTCTACGGGGTCCTTAAAGGTATCGCTTTCTGCCTCGCTATAAATTCCCGAATAAGCGAGCTTGGAAAGTTTCAGCACAACGCGGTCAAACATACGCTTAAACGCCATCGCATACGGATAATCGTTCTTACAGTTTTTCTGTGTGACTTCGCCAACCTCATATACTCCCTGGTCTTTATCGCAATAGGTAAAAACCAGCGCGCCGCCGTATCCGCACTTGTCTTCGGTAACGGACATCGGATTAAACGGCTTTTCCAATTTGTCGTTGATTTTCAAGCAGCCGTTGTGAGAGATAATCAGACCCGTGTACCCCATCTTGCCGCTTTTCGTCTCGTTCATAAGGATCCAAAAGTCTGCGGGGGATAGCCCATACTTTCCACTTTCGATGATTTCGCAAGCCTTTTTCTTGCTCTCTTTGTACTTATCAGATTGCCAAACGGGAATTTTCTTCCCCTGCTTTTGGCTGTATTCCTCTTCGTTCTCGCCAAAGTTATAGTCCATGTTCTTCCTCCATTTTCAGCGGGCACCACATCCCGATGCAGCGCGTGTCTAAGATGTATTCGCCGGTCCTCCGGCACTGGTTCCGCGCGTAAGTCTCCAGCAGTGGACAGTACATACACCGCACCTCTTTGTTCGGGAAATTGATGTCCACAGTGCAGCGCGCGTATTCCGTCACTCCGTTAGACTTCATCTTCCACCTCCGTAAACCATTCTTCGCCGCAGTACGGGCAGACCGCCCGCTCGGCGTAATACCAGCCGTTTTCCCCGTCGAGGTTTTCACGCTCCATGTAGGTGTATGGCTCCGTAAAAATCGCGTGACAGCTCTCGCATTGATACATCATAGCCGACCCGCCTTCTTCAAAAATTTCCGCTCGCCCTTCGTTCGCACCAAGATCGCCATCGCGCGGGAGTATTCGCCGCGATAGTGACGTTCGATCTCGTCGGCATTGCGGGCGAGGAAGTAGCCCTTGCCCTCGCAGGCGTTGACGATAAATGGGCCGTCCTCCGTTTCCTCTCGCCGCGCTTCTTCGATGAGCTTGCGCACGGTCCGGTCCGGCAAGCCGAGCAGGGCGCATAGGGCGCCGCGCGTCATAGCATTGCCCTCGCCCTCGCCGAGAGCAGACAGCAAACGCAAAGCATCGTTTGTCATGGCGACACCTCGGTAAATTCGCCGTTGAAAAGCTTGTACCATGTATCTGCCTTTATTTTTTCGCCATCAACAAACTCGGTTTTTACAAATTGGGGAACCATTCGATTTTTCTCATCCGAATATTTCCATTCGGCAAGCGTTATCCAGCTGCCGAGTTTTGCCTTAACGATGGATGCGTCTCCCGAACAACAAATAACCGAGTCTTCTCCCGCGCTTTCGATCTGGGCGGAGTTGCCGCTGCTGCCGATCTGGGCGGAGTAGCCGCTGCTGCCGATCTGGGCGGAGTCGCCGCTGCTGCCGATCTTGGCGGAGTAGCCGCTGCTGCCGATCTTGGCGGAGTTGCCGCTGCTGCCGATCTGGGC